GATTTACGGCAACGTGTTCGAGAACATCGACTACACGGGTGTCAAGGCCATCGAGGTGTCGAGCGCAGCGGGCGCGTTGAAGATCTTCAACAACACGTTCGTCAACTGCAACTCGACTATCTTCACCAGCGACACGCCCAGCGCCACGGGCGGCGAGCAGAAGAACAACTTCCTGCACGCGACCACGCTGGCAACCGGCTTGACCGGCATGACAACGTCGAACAACACCACGGCCGGCAGCACCGCGGCGTTCACGAGCTTTGCCACCAAGAATTACCGCCCGGTGGCGACGACTGGCGCCGGCTTCGCAAAGGACGCGGGCGTGGCGCTGGCGACCGAGTACAACAAAGACCGCGACGGCAATACCAGGGGTGCTGACGGCACATGGGACGCCGGGGCGTACGAAAGGGTCTGACGCATGGCCTACGCTATCACTGCCGCCGGCTCCAACTCGCAAGCCAGCGGCAACTTCACCATCTCGGTCAGCGGTGTCACCTACGCCGGGGGCGAAACCTCACTGGTGGTGGCGACGGGCGACGTTGACCTGACGACGCCTACCGTCAGCGACGGGACGAACACCTACACCCTGCTGCACAGGCAAAGCCGCGTGGCGATCTTCCGCGCGACGGGCGTCGCCGCCGGCAACTTCACGGTCACAGCCAGCACCGCAAACGGCGCGCTGGTGCAAATCGCGTGCTTCAAGGTGACCGGCCTGACGACTGCAGCCCCGCAGGACACGGACGGCGTTGACTCGTTCTCGCCCGGCGGCACGGGCGGCTCGGACAACATCACCTCGCCCGCGCTCACTGTCAGCGCGCAGCCGGCGCTCGTGTTCGCCGCCTGCTGGGGTTTGGCCGACAGCAAGCCAGCGGCCGGAACCGGGTTCACTGACCTGGGGCCAATGCCGAAAACGGGCGCCGTCGGGCACAAGCGCGTCACAGCCACCGGCTCGGTCACGCCGACCTTCACCACGACGGACACGTTCTTCGGGTTCGACGTGGCGTCCGTCGTGCTGACGGAAGACACGGGCGGCGGTGGCGCCGTGGCCACCCCCTACATCGCGTTCATCGGAGACTGACCCATGAAGTTCAACGCCATCGCGCATCAAGTCGAAGCTTGGCAAGTGCCGGCCGTGCCGACGCCTGACGACGTGCTGTCCCTGCCGGACCACCTGAAAAACCGCGTGCGCTTCGTGCAGCACGACGACGGCAAGTTTCTCGCCGCGGTGGCCGCACCGCAGAAGGTGCTCATGGCGCGGCCGACGTGGTGGGTTGTCGCGCCCGTCGATCCTGAGATGAGGGACAACCTGCGCGTGATGGCCGACGAAGACTTTCGTCGCGCGTACACGTTCTAGAACGTCCAGTTAACGCGCCGCTGCGAGTGCACATTCTCGACCGTTGACCATGCCGGAATCCCAAGACGATCTGCTCGCGGAAGCGCGGCGCAAAGAAATCGAGGACCTGAAATGGCTGATGGCCCACAAGCCGGGTCGGCGTTTCATGTGGCGTCTGCTTGAGATGGCCGGTGTTTACCGCACCAGCTTTCACACATCAGGCAGCGTCACGGCCTTCAACGAGGGCCAACGAAACGTCGGGCTCCGGTACGTGGCAGAGATTCAAGAGCTGACACCAGACAACTATCTGGCGATGCTGAAGGAACGCAACGAGTGACGACAGAGACGCAAGCGACCGGGGCAGACGCCAACCAACCCGGGGTGCAAGCAGGAGCTGAAGGCAAGCCAGCCGACAGCCAAGGTGCAGCAGACGCGACGGCGCAAGCCGCGGCGCCTGTAGCGACCGCGAAGGCGGCCGAACCGGCCGACTACACGTTCGCAGCACCCGAGGGGTTTGAACTGAACGAGGCTCGCCTCGGGGAGTTCAAGACGATTGCCAAGGACCTGAAGCTGCCGCAAGACAGCGCGCAGAAACTGGTGGACTTCGCCGCAAAGTCGGAGAAGGAGCGTTTCGACGCGTACACCAAGCAGGTCACCGGCTGGGCCGACGCAGTGAAAGCGGACAAGGACATCGGCGGCGACAAGCTGCAGGAATCCGCCGCGATCGCGCGAAAAGCCATCGACCTCGGGCCGCCTGAGCTGAAGGAGTTCTTGAACGCGTCGGGCCTGGGCAACCACCCCGCGCTGTTCAAGTGGGCGCATGCAGTCGGCAAGGCACTGAGCGAGGACAGCGTGGTCAAGGGAACGCCCTCCGCCGGCACGAAGTCGGCGGCCGAAATTCTCTACGGCTCCACCTCGCAACCGAAAACCTGACACCCCAACTTACGAAGGCTGAAACACAATGGCAACCCTGGGTCAAAGCGGCAAGGTCACCTTGCTCGACATCGCCAAGGCAACCGGCCCCGACTCGCGCATCGCGCAAGTCGCCGAGCTGCTGACGCAAACCAATGAAATTCTGCTCGACATGCCGTGGTTCGAGGGCAACCTCGCCACCGGGCACAAGGGCGTCGTGCGCACCGGCCTGCCGACCGCAGTCTGGCGCTCGATGTACCAAGGCGTCCCGCCCAGCAAGTCCACCCGCGCCCAGGTCGAAGACGCCTGCGGCATGCTGGAGACGCGCTCGGAGGTGGACATCGACATCGCCAAGCTGAACGGCAACACCGCCGAGTTCCGCCTGTCGGAAGCGACCGCGTTCGTCGAGTCGATGAATCAGACGATGGCGCAGACCGTCATTTACGGCAACCAGGGCACGAACCCCGAGCAGTTCAACGGTCTGGCGATCCGCTACAGCACGATCTCCGGCGCGACGAACGCGGTCAACGTGATCGACGCGGGCGGCACCGGCTCGGACAACACCTCGATGTACCTCGTCGTGTGGGGTCGCAACACCGTGCACGGTATCTACCCGAAGGGTTCGACCGCCGGCCTGCAGCACGAAGACCTCGGTGTCATCGACGCGTTCGACGGCAACCAGAACCGCTTCCGCGCGTACGCCGACTGGTGGCAGTGGAAGTGCGGCATGCACGTCAAGGACTGGCGCTACGTCGTTCGCATTGCGAACATCGACGTGTCGAACCTCGTGACCGAGACCGGCGCGGCCGACCTCGTGAAGCTGGTGGTTCGCGCGTTCGCCCGCATCCCGTTCGCCGGCATGGGCACCCCGGTGCTCTACGCCAACCGCACGGTCAAGGAGATGCTGAGCATCCAGGCCCTGAACAAGAGCCAGAACGCCATGAGCATCACGGAATCGCTGCGCCAGTTCGGCGGCGTGAACGTCGCGGTGCAAGATCTAAAGGTTCTCGGCGTGCCGCTGCGCACCGTGGACCGCATTCTCACGACCGAAGCCCGCGTGGTCTAAGGAGCCGCAACCATGATCCTCGACACCCAAACCATCTTCAGCGGCGCCATCGCCGCGGACGGCACCCGCAGTGCGCAAGGTCCGGTGACGGCCACGGCCATCTCCACCAACGTGCTCGACCGCGCCGGCAACCTCGCGCTGTTCCCGACCCTCGAAGACGAAGGTCTGGTCGAGCAACATCTGTACCTCGTGGTCCAGGTGCTGCAAGCGTTCAACAACCTGACCTCGCTGACGGTCACGCTGGAGTCGGACACGGCTGCCGGCTTGGCAACGGCGCCGGTTGTGCACTTCAGCAAGACGATCCTGCTGGCCGCCCTCACGGCCGGCGCGACCGTCGTGCGGGTGCAGTTGCCCTCGGACGACTACAAGCGCTACATCGGCGTTCGCTACACGGTCACCGGCACCGCGCCGACGACCGGCACGGTCTACGCCTTCCTGACGGAGAACGTGCAGCGCAACGTGATCTATCCGGGCAACTTCACGATCGACGCGTAAGGAGGCGACGACATGCGAGTCATTGCAATCGCCACCGGCTACGACGGCCTCATGGTGCGCGACCCGGAAGCGTTCGAGAACGGCAAGCCTGTCGTCTTCGAGATGCCGGACGGCGCCGCGGGCAAGTGGTTCACCCCGGTGGACGATGAAGGCGACCCGATCGCGCAACTGCCCAAGAAACCGAAGGTGGACAAGAACGCCCCGGTTGCTGGGCAGGGCCCGAAGCGCGGGTCGCAGCAGAACGTGCCCGGCGCCAACAAGGCCGCGGCCGATGTCAATACCAACCCGCTGGCCTGACACCGGCAAGCAGTAGAGAAAGCCGGGGGCCACGAGCCCCCGGTCTTCCAAGGAGCGCACTATGTCCATGTTCACGTCGAACCCGCAGAAGACGCTGACCAGCGCCGGCCCGGGGCACGCGCAAGTCGTGTACACCCATGTCGATACG